CAAGGGGCGAGCCTCCGCGAAAAAGCAAGGGATGAACTTGAAACCGCCAGCTCCCCATCCAAAAACGGAAAAGGATGCCGCCCGTCGAAAGTCTTTTTGCGCCAGAATGAGTGGGATGCCCGGAGCGATGAAAGACGAAAAAGGAAAGCCAACACGTAAAGCGTTGTCTTTAAAAGCATGGAATTGTTAAACAAAACCTGTACTAAATAATGGACGCGCATTTAATTTGGTCGGCAGTTTTATCCATTGTCATGGGAGCATTTGGCTTCTTCATGCGGGAAAAACTCAGCCAAGTAAGAGACATGGGCGAAGACATCAAACGAGTCGAACGCCTTTTAAACATTACCCGCGAGGAGGTAGCACGTGATTACGTTACTCAAGCAGAAATTCAGCGCATTACTGACCACATTGACCAGCGCTTCAATCGCCTTGAAGCAAAGATTGACCAACTTATTCAAGCGGGGCGGTGATGCCTAGTACGAGTAAGAAGCAACACAATTTCATGGAGGCGGTGGCTCACAACCCAGCGTTTGCCAAGAAAGCAGGCGTTTCCCAATCCGTTGGGAAAGACTTCAGTAACGCCGATAAAGGCAAAACGTTTAAACAAGGTGGAGATATGGCAAGCAAAATGAACCCCGGATTTATGGCGATGATGGCTAAGAAAAAAGCCGGAGCTAAAGCAGAGATGCCGATGAAAAAAGGCGGTATGGCTACGAAGAAGATGGCTTCTGGTGGCTTTACAAAGGCGGCTGATGGTATTGCCAAGCAAGGTAAAACAAAAGCCAAACAGATCAAGATGAACATGGGCGGCAAAGCCTGTTAAGGAGCAGATATGAAAAAGATGAAACGTTACGACGAAGGCGGAGATATCGACGCATTAGAGGCTGCAAACAAGTCTGAAGAATCTCAGTCTATTGCTGATGAAGCCAAGGGCGAGGCAATGCTCAAGGCTATGCGCGACAAAGCGTCAGCACCAAAGCCTAAGCCAGCAATGCCAGCATTGAGTGCTGATTCTTTTAAAGCTGCTCCATCAAAGCCTAAGTCAACCCAGTCTGGAGCAAGTGTTCCAAGTCTTGGCGCTTCTGGCACCTATGGCGGCGGATTAGGACGCAGGTCTCATCCTGAGTATCCGGAAGATGCTTCTAAGGCTATGGCCGACATGAAGAAAACTTCTACTCCTGACGTAACCAAGATGTCTTTGGCGGAACGTATGAAGGAAAGCCGTGAAAAATCTAGATCAGGTAGCGGTAAAACTGATACCCGCTCTGTAAATGAACGTTTCCGTTCTGCCTTTGGTTTTGCTAAAGGTGGCTCTGTTTCTGCGTCCAGTCGTGCTGATGGCATAGCCCAGCGTGGTAAGACTCGCGGAAAGATGTGTTAAATGATTGCCAGCCGAGGAATGGGGGCTATTAGCCCCTCTAAAATGCCCGGCCCGAAGCGTAAAGCACGTCGGGATAACACTGACTTCACGCAGTATGCTGAAGGCGGAGAGGTCGGCTTGTACGCCAACATTAACGCCAAGAGAAAACGTATCGCCAAAGGCTCTGGCGAGAAGATGCGTAAGGTTGGTAGCAAGGGTGCGCCTACGGCACAAGCGTTCATCAACTCAGCTAAAACCGCGAAGAAGTAAAAGATGAGTACTACCGGATCCACCGCGTTTAACCTTGACTTCACCGAATTGGCGGAGGAGGCTTGGGAACGCGCTGGCCGTGAAATGCGATCAGGCTATGACCTGAGAACCGCACGCAGATCAATGAACCTGTTAACCATTGAATGGCAAAACAGGGGCATTAACATGTGGACGATTGAGCAAGGCTCTCTCGACTTAGTTGCAGGTTTAAACACCTATCCAATACCGACGGACACGATTGATCTAATGGATCACGTAATCCGTACTGGGGCAAACAGCGCCAGCACACAGGCTGATTTAACCATCACCCGTATCAGCGCTTCCACCTACGCCACCATCCCCAATAAATTACAGCAGGCTCGTCCAATCCAGATTTTGGTTCAAAGGAATTCTGGAGAAACGAACCCAGCAGACTCAACTTTAAGTGCAACCATTACAACCACAAGCACTGAGATAACCCTCAGCACGACGGCTGGATTGGCAGCAGCAGGCTACATCAAGTTAGATGATGAGACCATCTACTATCAGTACATAACAGGCAATACCCTGTATGTCTGTTCACGCGCACAGAATGGGACAGCAGCAGCGCCGCACACCAGCGGTATTGCTGTGTATGTACCCCAACTCCCAGCCGTAACCGTTTGGCCTACGCCAGACAACTCTACGCCATACCAATTGGTTTACTGGCGCTTACGCCGCGTTCAAGACGCTGGTGCTGGTATAGAGACTGGCGACATGAATTTCCGCTTCCTACCCGCCGCTGCGGCAGGATTAGCCTATCAAATTGCCGTCAAGGTTCCTGAGTTGATGTCAAGGGTGCAGATGCTCAAGGACATGTACGACGAACAATTTAACCTTGCCGCTGGTGAAGACCGCGAAAAGGCAGCAGTCAGATTTGTACCCCGCCAGATGTTTATCGGAGGGGGTAGTGCGTAATGGGTAATAGGTATGCTTCTGGCAAATACAGCATCGCTATGTGCGACCGCTGTGGTCAGCAGTACAAACTCAAGGAACTAAAAAAAGAGATCATCAAGACAAAGAAGTATGACCTCAAAGTTTGCCCTGAGTGCTGGGATCCAGATCAGCCACAGTTGCAATTGGGTATGTATCCAGTGGATGATCCACAGGCAGTGATAGAACCCCGTAAAGACGGCACGTATATCACGGCAGGTGTGAATGGATTGCAAGATAACTTGTCAGGCTTTGGGGGTTACCCAACCGGAGGTTCAAGGGATATCCAATGGGGCTGGAATCCGGTAGGAGGAGCAAGCGAGTTTGATGCTGCTTTAACACCGAATAATTTGGTTTTAATTGGATATGTTGGTACAGTAACGATACAAACTACTTAGGGGTTTAAACATGGATAAAGCGGACTTAAAACAAGACAAGAAAATGATGGCTGGTGCAGTTCACAAGCATGAGAAGAGAATGCACCCCGGCAAGCCAATGACTAAATTTGCCAAGGGCGGCAAGACCAATATGCAGATGCGTACCTTGGGACGCGGCATGGCTAAGGTTGCCAATCAAATGAAGTCTTCTAGGAGCAAATAATGTATAGCAAAAAAATGATGGGCAAGGAAGTTGGCGATGCCAGCACCTACGCAGCACCGCACACTATGGACGGCAAGCCCGGCGTAAAGATGCGCGACAAGGCACCTATGCCACGCAAGAAGGACTGGACTCCTATGGACGGCGTAAGCATAGGCTCTAACGATGAAGTCAAAACTACTGGCATCAAAATCCGTGGAACTGGCGCAGCAACCAAAGGCGTAATGGCTAGAGGCCCGATGGCATGACCTATGACGAGTTAGTCACCACTGTTCAAGACTACTGTGAGAATACATTTCCCACGGTAGACATGAACGCCATGATCCGTCAGGCGGAGCAGCGCATCTACAACACGGTGCAGCTTGCCAACCTGAGAAAGAATATGGTTGGGCAATTATCAAATGGCAATCAGTATCTATCTGCACCAAGCGATTTCTTGTCTACCTATTCTTTGGCTGTGATCAAGGCAAACGGCGACTATGTTTACCTCATTAACAAAGATGTGAACTTTATCCGCGAGGCATATCCTGCGTCTAGCGCAACAGGGATACCCAAGCACTACGCCATCTTTGGCCCCGTGTACGGGCAGGAAACTGAGCTTTCATTCATTCTTGGGCCAACCCCAAACACAGCATTGTTGAGTTCTCCAAACAACGCAGAGCTTCATTTCTATTACTACCCAGAGTCAATTATCCAAGGCGCTTTAAAAACTTTTGGAGCGATTACGGCTGGTTCTTCGTATACAAATGGCACTTATAACAATGTTGCACTAACCAACGTTACAGGCTCTGGGTCAACAGCAACGGCAAATATCGTAGTTTCTGGCGGGGCGGTGACATCTGTAACGATTAATAACCCCGGCTGCAAGTACGTGGTAGGGAATTCCCTAAGCGCTTTGGCGGCTGATATCGGCGGCACTGGCTCTGGTTTTGCTATTGCGGTGGCTACGGTTGGAAACGCCGCAGGAACTACATGGCTAGGAGACAACTTTGACTCTGCGCTGCTAAATGGCACGATGATGGAAGCCATCACCTACATGAAGGGCGAGAAGGATATGGTTGATCTGTACCAGAATCGGTACGTACAAGCCATTGCATCACTCAAGAACTTGGGCGACGGTAAGCAACGTATGGATGCTTATCGTGATGGTCAGGTAAGGAATCCGGTGAGTTAATGTCAATTGTCCAAACCCTGACAACCAGCTTTAAGAACGATCTGTTAATCGCAGGACAAAACCTGTCTACAGACACCTTGAAGTTGGCTTTGTATACAGCAAACGCAAGTTTAAACGCAGATACGACAGCGTACAGCGCAACGAATGAGATTACAGGAACTGGCTATACGGCGCTTGGCAAAACTCTGACAGGCGTAACCATCCAAACATCTGGTTCTACTGTGTATATCAATTTCAGCAATGCTGTATGGGATCCAGCGGCCTTTACTACAAGGGCAGGTCTTATATACAATGCGTCAAAGAGCAACAAGTCTGTGGCCGTTCTCGATTTCGGTAGCGACAAAACTTGCACATCAACTTTCACTGTGGTGATGCCCGCTAACACGGTAACCTCAGCACTCTTACGTTTTGCTTAAAGGAGCAACTTATGTTTAATGAACAAGCACAGTCACAGGACTTTGTAGGGGCAGCAATAGCCACGGCCAAGCGCATGGATGAGGGAGCAGCCGCAAAAGGCTACTTCACCCTTCAGTGCTTAGACAAAGACGGCAAGCTAAAGTGGGAGTCAGTGGTTCCTAACTTAGTGGTTAACGTCGGCCTGCAGGACATGAATGAAAAGTACTTTACGGGCAGCGCTTATACCGCAGCTTGGTACATTGGTTTATATGGTGCAGGCGCTTCTAACACACCCGCCGCTGGTGACACAATGGCATCTCACGCAGGATGGACTGAAGTTGTTCCATACAGTAATGCAACTCGCCCAGCAGCAACATTTGGCACTCCAACAACCGCCAACCCCTCTGTGGCAACAAACTCTGCCTCTCCTGCTTCCTTTACGATCAATGCAACCCAAACTGTTGGTGGTGCATTTTTAGTAAGCGACAGCACAAAATCAGGATCAACAGGTGTTCTGTTCTCTGCTTCTGACTTTACATCCCCCGGCGACCGCTCAGTTGTGTCTGGTGACACATTGAACGTGACCTACACATTCAGCTTAACAGCAACTTAATTAGGAGATTAGCATGGCAACAACATTTAAAAAAGGCGATAGCGTAAAACTTGTTGGAGTTATTCCAGAAGGCCCCGTACAGGCTCTACGTATGGATGAAGACGGCAATGTGTCTTATCTAGTGGAGTGGACTGATGCTGATGGCAATGACAAACAGCGCTGGTTCGATGAGGCGCAGTTAGTAGCAGCCTAAACTGTCGTTTGGTTAAGCGGCTGGCTAGTGTCTTTCGGCGCTGACCAGCCGTTTTGTTTTGGAGATATAAATGATTAAGATTGATTTTGAGTTTGACTCATCATACGGCGTATTCCGTGATGCGCTTCATTTGCCAGAAGACCACACCTTCACGGATGCTGAAATTCAGGCAATGAAGCAGGAACGCTACGACAATTGGTGGGCAATTGTGAATGCACCGCCTGCCGAAACTGTTGAAGAAACGCCCACTCCTCCAGCCCAAACGATCAATATCGCGGGCGAAGACTATGTTTTATTAGAAGGCACACCCGCATCTGGCGCAAAGCTGATTGAAGTAAACGGCACTTGGTACGTTAAAGCGTAAGGAACCATAGATGGCTGATCGTTACTGGGTAGGCGGTACTGGCACTTGGAGTAGCACTAACACGGCTAATTGGTCTGCTACATCAGGCGGGGCTAGTGGCGCGTCTGTACCTACAGCGGCAGATAACGTATTCTTTGATGCAAACTCAAACGTAGGAACTGGCGCATTTCTAGTTGGTATGACAAATTCGCCAAGGGTCTGTAATGACTTTACAGCGTCAGGTTTAGATGGAGTAATGACGCTTGCAGGGACATCCATTGCATTGACAGTATCAGGTAGCCTTACATTTCAAGCCACAAACTTTACCCGTACATATACAGGTAATACTACTTTTAACGCTACAAGCACAGGTAAAACTGTAACAACAAATGGCGTTGCTTTTGGTAATGCGGTAATCTTTGATGGCGTTGGTGGTGGTTGGACTCTTGGCTCTGCGTTTAGTTCTGGCGGTAATGTTATTCAAATAGTAAATGGCACATTTGACACCTCATCATCAGGAAATTACGCTGTAACTGCTAGTGGTATTGAGTCAAATACTACAAGCGCAAGAACAATAAACTTAAATGCTTCTACCATTACTTTAAGCGGTAGTATAAATTTTGCAACGTCTACAAACCTTACATTTAACGCAGGAACATCTCAGATAAATATAACTCCCAACACTGTAAACATTAACGGGGGGTCTGGAGTTTCTTTTTACAACATAGCGTTTACAAACCCTTTTAGTGGTACAACACGATCAATTGCTGGCTCAAACACATTTAACAACTTATCTTTTGTTGGCGCATCTACTGCTGGTGCAGTAAACGTCACCTTTGCCGCCAATCAAACAATCAACGGCACTTTATCAGCAACAAGTACAGCAGGTAATCAACGTGTATTTTTTGCCTCCTCTGTATACGGCATTGGCTTCACACTCACGGTAAACAGCGCACCAAACCTAACAGATGCGGACTTCCGTGATATATACGTCATAGGCACAGCCGCGCCTATCAGTGGTACTCGTATAGGTAATCGTGGTAACAACTCAGGCATTACGTTTGATGCGGCTAAAAACGTATATTGGAACTTGGCGGGGGCAAGCAGTTGGTGGGTTAACGACGGGTGGTGTTCTTCATCTGGTGGAACTCCGTCAACAGACAATTTCCCGTTGCCCCAAGATACCGCAATATTTGATAATTCTAGTGCTGGAACAACCATGACTATTCCAGCAGTTAACCCATATATATCAGGCGTTTCTTTTGCATCAAGAACAACGGCGTTTACGTTCAACATAACTGGATCGACAATCTGTTATGGAAGCATTACATTTTCATCTGCTATAACTGTTAGTGCTGCAAATCAAATTACCATGTCTGGGGGAGGCATACAAACCATTACTTCAGCGGGGAAAAATTTAAATCTCTTAGTTGTAGACACATACGGTGGCACTGTTCAACTTGCTGATGCGTTGAATATTGGCTCTAACGCATTGACTGTTACTAACGGTACGTTTACTACTGCTGGATTTGCTGTAACTGCAGCAGCGCTAAACTCGTCCAACTCGAACGTACGGGCAATTAGTTTTGGCGCAAGTACGGTGACATTAAATACAAGCGGTATTGGCGGTGTCATAAACTTCGCCACAACCACAAATTTGACGTTTAGCGCCGGAACATCTACAGTTGTTTTGTCAAATGCCTCAACAGGGGGGACTAGCGGCACCACTCCGTTAAATTTTTACAACCTGTCGCTTACCAGTACGTCAGCTATAACCGCCAGATTTACTGGGTCATGGACGTACAACAATTTTTCTGTAACGCCCCCAGCCACTGCTGGCATGTCTCAAGTTCTTTTTGTAAACAACCAAACCATTAACGGCACATTAACCTGTGCTGGTGCATCTGTTGTAAGACGTATATTCCTTCAATCAAACACAGCTGGAACGCAGCAGACATTAACAGTCAACTCTTTATCTGCC